ATATGCTGATGGTACTCAACAAAATCCAATACAAGGATTTTCTATAATTTTTAGAAGAACAGACACTAATGCTGGTTATGTAGAGATAAAACCATCTTCAACCACAACTCTTATTACCCCAAGAGGAGCTTCGGTTAGCCAAGCAGTAGGATTTTATAGATTGAATGGAACTTCAACACCAACATCAATAAGAATGGTGTATATAGATAATGCATGGTATGAGATATGAATGAACAAAAAGTAGAATTTTTAGAAGATAAAATCATCACTGAAGATGGTCAAACCGTAATGATGAGTTGGGAAACACCAGTCATGATAAATATGGCTAATCAAGTTTGTAAAAACGGTGGTCACATAATTGAAGTTGGTTTTGGAATGGGAATATCCGCGACTGAAATACAAAATCAGAGTATTTCATCACATACAATTATAGAATCAAACCCTCAGATTTATCAAAAGGCCTTAGATTGGGCTGTTGGAAAAACAAATGTAACAATTATTTTTGATGATTTTTCTAATTATATTGATACTACAACTGATAAATTTGATGGTGTATTTTTTGATGCTTTTCCATCTGAAATTCTTGGAATAGGCGATGATAATTTTACTTATGGTAAGGTTTTTTTTGATAAAATAAAAAGAATATGTAATCCAGGATGTAGAGTTGTTCCTTTTCTTATGGGTTGTGTATTTGACTTAAATTATTTAATTGAATATGTTCATTTATCAAATATTGAAATTTATGATTATAAACTTAACGAGTTTATCAAAACTCACTACTTTAGAGGTGATGAGTATAAAGTTTATGTATTTAATATATAATTTATGCCATATTTAGAAGAAATACAAATAGAAGATAGAATCTATACATTAGAATTTAGAAATCAGATAAATAGCGAACATGAGTTATTATTTATTACAAAAGATGGTGGGATATGTGATGATTGGTCTGAATCCTATCAACAAGATTTACAAATTATCTCACAACATGCATGTGATTGGATAAATTTAGTAAAACTAAAAAGTTTTTGTACCACAACACATAGATTAGAAATATTTGATTTGTATAAATCTAATTTTAATCAAATAAGAGATAACTACCTTTGCTCAGACAGAACTATTCATTTTCCCATTAAGTATTATACATCCTACTATGATAGAATTTAAGTTTGATTAATTAATATATACTGTATGGAAATCAGAAAATACTTTGAGTTTGTTAAGAGTGACTTTGACGCAATTAAATCTTTTTATATTAAGAGTGAATTACCATCTAAAGTTTGGGATAATTTTAAGATAAAAAAAGAAATTAGAGAACAACTTATAACCATCGGTCAAGACTTTTTTGACAAAACCGAGATAGATGCTGAAGTAAAAGATATAGTTCTTTGTGGATCTCTTTGTAACTATAACTGGTCTGAGAAATTCTCTGACTTTGATTTACACATAATTATAGATTTTAACGATGTTGATGATAATTATACATTAGTAGAGCAGTTATGTGACTACGCAAAAAAAGTTTGGAATGCACAACACAATATAAAAATAAAAGATTATGATGTTGAAGTGGCTATTCAAGATGAAAATGACTTAAAAGAAGCTCTTAAAACAAATCGAATGGGTGGTGTCTTTTCTTTAATAAATGATAATTGGATTAAAAGACCTGAAAAGGTTGAATTTGAACCAGATGAAAAATTAATTAAAGAAAAAGCTAAATCTTTAATGATGAAAATTGATGATATCGAACAGGATAAAGATGATTCTTATGATGACATTAAAGATAAAATCGACTCAGCTTGGAAAAAAATCAAAGACTTTAGAAAAAGCGGATTAGAAAGTGAGGGTGGTGAATTTTCTGTTGGTAACTTAGTATTTAAGTTATTAAGAAGAAACGGATATATTTCTAAGATTATGGATCTTAAAAGAGAAAAATACGATAAACAGTTTAATTAATTATGTCAATAAAAATATCTGAAATAGAAGAAATATTCAATGAAGTATTTGAGGAAGAAAAGGGTTTAGTAAACTCAGTAGAAACTGTTTATGAAACACCTGAAGAAGATTCTGATTTTATCAAGTTAATTATTTCAATTCATGGTTTAGTTACCGAAGATGTTTCTATTATACATACTAAATTTATATTTAAGTGTGATTTAGATAAAAGAAATATTGTGGATATGTCATTTATTTACCTTTTTGATATAAATTGTGTTTATCATAAAATGGAATTTACAAATATTTTAGATCTTAAAGGAAAAGTAGAAGATATTATTGGGTCTAATAACTTTGGACAAGATTTACAAATTCTTTCTGACTTCATTGAAGCACCTGCTATGTTCTTAAATTATTATATGCGTAGAGCTAAAATCACTGATTATTCTATATTTGATGTTGAATATACACCTAAGTTTAAGACAACACCATGTGATAAAACTACATTTGATTTTAAGTTTAATATAAATAATAATTATGACATGGAGTTATCTATTTCTAAAGTAGATAGACCAAGTGATGATGAAGAAGATAATATTGATACTTATAAGTTTCAGTTCCGATTTATGGATGAGATTGAAACATTCGAATCAGATACTCTTAAAAATTTCCACTTCTTTATTGGAAACAATATAGCTAAGATTTTAGATAAAAAACTTAAGAATAAGTAATGAAATATCTTAGTAAATTCGTTAACTATCTAAATGAATCTGCTGAAGATATAACTGATTTATCTAAAGAGGAATTAGAGGAGTTATTAATACCTATGTCTGATTTAGGATTAGAATATAGTTTCACAGAGCCGAGAACTATCACATCAGGTGAATTTTCAGGATATAAATCGATGAATATTATAATTAGAAATAATTTTAAGATGGGTGAGGCTGGTGGATATACTGAACATATAATTGATTCCAAGTTCTGGGAATTTTTAGATGAGTTGATATCACTAAAAAATCGATTACAAAGCTCTCAAGTATCTATTAATACAAATTGGAGACATCATATTGCTGTAACATTTATACAAAAGGAAAAAGTAGAAGGTAATTTATTCACTATTCAGCAGTTATATAATGAAATGAATAAGAGAACTTCTGCTTCTAAAAGCGACTTTTCTAATGGTATGACTAAAAAATTAGATAAAGAAGAATTAAAAATCACTGTTAATTGTAATGGTTTTAGAGAGGGTTCTTATACTGATAGAAAGTGGAATGGTCTTTTTAGAGGTATAGATTTTTCTAAATTTAATGTTGATAAACAAATCACTACAGATAGTTATGGTGATAAAAGTGCTGTTATTACAATTACTTTAAAATAACTGTAAAAAATCCACACAACTTTTTTTGTTTTATTGTATATTATATATACTTTTGTCACACAATAACACTATGGGGATGTCATAGAATAGATTTGCAGACTGGTGGTGATTATGCAGGTATCGGTTGGTTAAATATCCGATTAACAAATTAGGTAACAAACAATGTAAACGGCAACGTTAACGAAGTAGGAACCCGTGAAGATTTAGTAGCGGCTCTACAAAACAACATGCTCTTGGTAGAAGAGCCGGCTATGGTCTAACCACCAATAGTTGTACCAAAAATTCTCCAGTCAGAATCACACTGATTAATAAATGTGAGACAGTTTTTTGTTACTAATTAGAGTCTGTCAAAAAAAGTAACTATTTCGTTAGATTAGAAAATCTGACTAAGCCTGTGAATGAATAGTTATTAACAACTGAGAAAGACACGTTGGGCAGTACAACGTCATCTCCACTAAAGACCCTACTTTTGTAGGGTTTTCTTTTTTTAAACATTTACTACAAATTCTATATAAATATTATGATTGATATCTTCCAAGGTCGTTGGTTTTTTTTGTCTAATTTCTTTCCTTGTGAGATAGAACACAAAGGTATTAAATATCCGTCTGTCGAACACTACTACGTTGCTATGAAGGTTACTGAGATTCAACTTCTTAATGGTCAATACTATACTGCTGGTGATTTCAGAGAACTAATAGCCAAGGTAAAACTACCAGCAGATGTAAAAAAAATTGGACAAAAGATAAAAGTAAGAAGAGATTGGGAAGAGAAAAAATTAGAATTTATGAATTGGGGTGTTAGAGAAAAGTTTAAGAATGAAAAATTATCTGAATTACTTTTATTAACAGCTGATTTAGAAATTGTGGAAAATAATTACTGGCATGATAATTTTTGGGGAAGTTGCACTTGTAGTAGGTGTGGAAGAAAAGGTGAAAACAATTTAGGAAAGATTCTAATGAGTGTTAGACAGGAATTAAAACAACAAAGAGGAAAATCCTCAATAGAAGATATAATTAAAAACAAAAACAATTAAGAAATGAGTGTTATAAGTTACTTTGGAGGAAAATCCTCTAACATCTTTATCGAGTTTATTAACTCAAAAATTCCAAAGACTGGAATCAAAACATACTTAGAGCCTTTCTCTGGATCTATGGGAACGTATATGGACGACGATTCTCTTAAATTCGATACAGTTATCTATAATGATAAAAATCGTCACCAGGTGAACTTATATAAGTGTTGTTCAGAACCTGAAACTTTTGTTAAATACTTAGAAAGATTAAAAGAAACCTTATTAAAAACTGATGAGACAGATCCACTGAAAAAGTGGGACTTCTATAAAGGAATTTATAAGAAATATCAAAAGAATGAATTTCTTGATAATATGGACTTTGAGATTGGTAACTTTGGAAAAGCTGCAATTTATGCTTTCTTAATCACATCAGCTCATAACTCGGTATATCCTCGTGGTGCTGGTTTTAATGGTTATAAAAAAGATAAAGATAAACTTAAACTTGATGTACTAATTGATAAATTAAAAAAGAATAAATATACTTCTAAGTTAAAGTCAATTACTGAGTTTTATAATATTGATTTTGAGGAATTAATTACAAACTATGATTCGGAAGATACTTATCTTTATTTAGATCCACCATATGCTAGATTTAATGAGGGAAAAGGAGAAGATGATGCTAAAAGACTTTTCTGGTATGGCGCTGATACTGATGGTGTGTTTGGACCAGCTTCACATAGAAGACTTTTAGAATTGTTAAAAACTACTAAATGTCGTTGGTCTCTTTCTTATTATTATTTTCCTTTACTTGAAGAGTTATTACCTAAGGATAAATACGTATGGACTGAAAAAGAGGTTTTTAGAAGCTCTGCACAGGGTGGTAATAATTCAGATACAAAGAAAGAACAAGCTAAAGGTGTTGAGTTATTAATTATGAATTACGATCCTCTTACTGGAGAAAAGATTTAATAAATTATTATGGCGGTATCTGAACATTTAGACAAAATATTTCAATTAGGATTCTGGATTACTATAAATTGGAATGAAGATTTTAATATTACTTATAATGCTAATGATATTATACCATCAAGTGCTTATGCTGTTGGTATTATGAGTTGTTCTTATTATAAAAGTCAGACCGATCCTTATACATTTGAGGAAATGATTGAAGTTTGTTGTGATTTTTTCTATACTTGGTATAATAAAAATATTAAGATAATAGATGAGTTTGATAATATTTACGATCAAGATTCTTTACTTAAGTTAGAGAGTGTTTGTTTAGGTGATATCACAAAGAGTGTAGCCAGAGAGTTAAATCTTTCAGATATTCTCAATATTTTAGATAAATAAAAAAAACCTCAGAGAAATCTGAGGTTTTTTATTAGAATGGTGCTTCATCGTCGTATAGTCCTTCATCATAAAGAAATGAAAATTCTACTTGGGGTCTACTTTGTTTTTCATGTTTATCATATTGGTCAAACATTTCTACCTCAGAATCATATTGTGCTAAAATATCTTTTTTAAGTTTTTTTGCTATCTCAAATACTTTAATTAAATCCTTTAGTCTTTCTTTTCTTCTTAATTTACAAGTGATTGTAATATCCATTTTTTGATTTGTTACTTCAACGTCTTCTATTCCAGAATTTCTAAACATACTTCTTAAAAGATATAAAAGATGTTGCATATCATCTTGTGAAATATCTTCATCCTCATCATCGTATTTAGTTGAGTCATCATCATAATCATATTCTTCTTCATCTCTGAAAGAAGATTTATTCTTATCTAATTTATCATTCATCCAGGAGTTTTCATCTTTTCTGATATTGTATCCAGAAATATAATCATCCTCATCACTCCAGATGTCATCATCCCAGTGTCTTGAATCATCCTCAAATATTTGTTTGTATCTTTTAAGTTTCATTATTTTAATTCTATTTTTACAAATGTGTCTATCAGTGTAGCTTGAGTATCAATTTTGTGTTTATTACATATATTTTGTAATAAAATTAAATTATCATAAATTGAATCAATATCACTATCATCTAAATCTACTCTTATATAAACTCTATCACTTATTTCATCTCCTACAACTTTTACTGGTAATCCATAGATAGTGTCTTTAACCTCTTTAATTACATTTTTATTTCTACTAACAATATCGGCGTTTACTCCTGCTTTTCTTCTTATTGGAAGACTGTTCCAATCTACTTTAAGACTCGCTTTAGCTAATCTTTCTAAGTATGATATATTCTGTAATTCTCTACCAGTATGTTCGTTCTCATATCCAACTGATATATTTGTACATTCTGGTATATCATCCATAAAAGAAGCAGAGTCTGTATAGATACCACCAGGATCTAATGATAAACTAAGACCACTTTTGTTATATTCTTTACATAATGCTGTTCCAAACTCATTAGAACAACATTGTCTTCCTAATTGATGTGTTATAACAGATACTGTTCTTCTTCTATCAAAAGAAATACATTTTTTTACTTCTTTAAGATATGGTGTGTTGTCAAAAACACCTGCTAAAGCATTCGATCCAATACCACCTCTTTCTTCTCCTATAAAGAAATAATAAAGACCTGGTATATTATGTGACATCATATATAACATCACTGCAACTCCTGCCTTATCATCCGCTCCTAATATTGTAGAACCATCTGTGTAAATTATTTCATCTCCATTTTGTACTTTTGAGTATAAATTTGTTACTTTTTGTTCTCTATCAGCTGTATCTAAGTGTGAAGTAAACATTACTTTTGGTTGTTTATCACCAATTATCTTATAATAGTTACCAAATTGATCCTCTTCTAAAGGTGGTAAATATTTCAACACCTCTTTTTCGTGTCTACAATCAGAGAAGTGTGGATATGTTTTTTGTGTTAATGATAAAAATGTTGATCTTACGTCTTTTGGATCATACACATATTCCTTTTTCTCAATTTTCGTAACTGATGCTGCCATTGGTGATTGGCCCTTAGATAGTGAGGTATAATCATTTGAGAATTCAGAGATATCTTCCTGTGTAAATAAAGTCTTAAAGTAGTATCTTATGAATTGTCCTATTTTCATAGGAGTTTTTTTACCACCAACCGTTGTTACATCGAAGTGATAGTCTTTAGATGATACATCTACGTCAGTTATTTTTAGTCCATTAAAGTACTTTGATTTAGGTTCACTCATATAAAGTATCTCAAATGCTATATATGAATCGTTATCTTCTAATTCTTTAAGTAATTTAAGTAATTTTTCTGAAAACTTTATTCTTGGTAATTGATCACTCATCTCTTTCTTAGTTTTTATTATAAGGTATATATTAAAATTAAATAGTAATTTCTTCGGAATTATTATAATCTACCTTAACTTGACCATCATTCATATTTGGTTCTTTCTTTACAAATTTAGTTTGACAATAAACTACTGTAACATTATCAATTTTGTTAGCTTTGGAATTTCTTTTAGCTAGTTCTGCTGCGAATCTAATTACTTCTGGTGTAGGTAAGTTCTCTCTCACTCTAATAACAACATGACTACCAGGAGAACCTTTTACATGCATCCAAATATCTTCTTTATCTGCTGTATTAAATGTAAGATAGTCATTGGATTTTGCGTCTTTGCCGATAAAAATTGTATATCCAAAGAATTCTTTTTTCTGAATATTTGGAAATTTATCCTTTTTTGATTCGTTGTAAGATTTGTAGTTCTTTATCATAGATTATATATTAAATTTCTGAGCAAAAAAAAAGACTCGTTTCCGAGTCTTTTTTTTTATTAAGATACTTATCTTAGTTAAGTAATCCACTAGCGTCAGTAACTTTAATAGTCATGAACTGCTTTTGTGGGAACCAACCAACTTCAGCAACTGCGTATCTTGAACGTAACAACATTCTTGGTGCGAATGTAGCTTCAGAGATAACTGAGATTGACTGAGCCATTAAGTAAGGTACGAAAATGATACCTGGTTGGTCAGGGTTGTTCTTTCTACCAAGAACGATTCTGTTATCGTTATATCTCATATATGGGTCAACGTAGATAGAGATATCTCCGATTGAACCTACTGGATATAATTGACCAGATGCATTCATTTTAGATTTAGTTGGGTTGATAGTGTACCCAGCGATGTCTTGAAGAGCTGCAGCAAGACCCCCGTTTGTAATAAGGTATTGAGCAGGACCAACACGACCTTCTGTTGCGATGTAGTTCGAAGCGTGAGCAATCTTAGTGATTAATTTACGTTGAACTGCGTGAGTTGTTTCACCACCGATTGAAGAGATACTTACATATGCTGTGTTTAAGTCAAAGATAGTTTGACCAGAAATTGGACTACCACCTGTGTAAAGTGGAGCAGAAGTTCTGTTAAGATCACCCATCTCAAAAATCTTAGCAACGATTTGCTTAGAGATTGTTTGAGAAAGTTCGTTAACAAGAATACTTTCCATTTTTTGTACGATATCCATACCTGTGTTAGCTTTGATATCTTCGATTTCAGTTCTTCTAAGAGCTGAAGATACTTCGATAGTACCAACTGCAACTGTTTTAGAAGAAATTTTCGGTCCGATAACACCAGCGTATGATTTATCGTCAGCATCTCTATCCATTGGATAGTTACCGTTAAATCCAGAACCACCTTGTGTCCAGTTTGCAGAGAAACCAGGGATGTGGTCTTCAAGAGCTGATACTAATTCAACTGTTGGAGTACCTAAACTTACGTTAGCGATTGAGTCTAACTGAGAAGCCATTGATACTACTGAACTAAATGTGTTTCTTGTTTGATCAAATGACCATAGTGTAGAACCACTTGTAACAGCTGTGTGAGCTGTGTTAGCTTGTCTGTAAGCTCTAAAGATTGGATAACCATCGATACGAGAGAATCCTAAGAATTCTACGATACCTTCCTTAGAAGCTGTAGCGTTGATAGCTGTAGCAGCAGTAGCACCTAACTCAACTGTACCAGTTGCGTTGATAGAGTAGTAGAATGGTCCGTTTTGTAAACCACCTGTTGATTGAATAACGTTAGTACCAACACCTGTTAAGATAGCTGTGTTTAACGCTGATTGAGTAGAACCCGCGTTTACTTTGAAGACTTGTGGTCTTTCGTCAGAATTACCTAAATGAGTATCGTCGTAACGAAAATCTACATAAAGTAAATCGATTTTTGGACCTGGAGTTGGTTTAACTGCTACTAAGTCTAAACCGATTGTTTGAGCAGCGATTTTCATTGCTACTGGTAAAAGGTTTTGACCAACATCACCTGAACCCAAGAATGAGTTAGGTGTATTCCAGCTAGAAGCTAGTGTGTTACCAGCTAATGCTGCAGGTTGTGCTGCGATTACTCCGCCCATACCTGATACGTTAGAAGCGTTAACGTAAGCGTTTTCGTTGATTGAGTGGAACTCAGCGTATTCCGCCATCCATTCTACTCTTTCACCTGTAACACCCATGTTCTCTAATACTGGAGACCACTTCTTAACTGCTTTAGATTTGTCTATTCTAATGTGTGACATAGTTAATTTTATTTTTTTTTGTTATCTATATATAACCCTTTATTTCATTGACTTTTACATCAGTGGATTTTTTATAGATTAAATTGTTCTGAATCTTTCTAAGATTGCTTGAGCTTCTTTATCAGAAAGTTTATCTTCTTGGATAATGCTTTCGTGAGAAACTAACTTCTTAGTAACTGATTCATTTTTTTTCAGATTTCTTGTTGACCAAAAATGTTCAACTTGAGACTCTGTCATTAAGACCTCTTCTGGGTAAAGTCTTGCTTGTGACAAGATTGACTTTTTACCAGAGTCAGTTAATTGTTCCCAGATCGGCTTAACGTTTTCAGGCATCAATCTGATTACTCTTTCTTCAAGAGATTCATTCTTTGTGGAAAGTGCTTCTGCGATTAATGTAAGAACTTCTTTCTGTGTAAAATAACTTCTTTCGTTTATGTGAAGTTTAACAGATTCTTGTTCCTCATCGGATAGTGCATAAAAGCTGTCAACTTGAGACTTGTTTAAGAATTTTAAGAAATTCAAGTCAGTTGTTTCAGAAACTTTACGTTTTTTAGCTTCTTCTATAAGTTTATTGATTGATTCAGATAATTCAGAATCTTCGTGTCCGTGGATTTCGTGAGATTCTTCATTATCATCATTATCGTCATTGTTGTTATCATCTTCGTGTGCGTGAACATGAGATGGATTTACTTCTGAGATACCTTTGTAGTTATCATCATCATGATTATCATCATTATCATCATCATGTGATTGATTCCATGCGTTGTCATCGTTATCATCCTCGTCTTCAACGTTGTCAAATCCTGCTGCTGATAAAGATGGGAAAGCATCTTCTGCTGATTCATTAATTTTACCACTATTTAATTTCTCAACAATCATTCCTTGATAGTTAATTGATTTGTCAAGATTCTCAGCTAAGTACTCAGAGTAAGCGATATTATCATCTAAATGTTCAGCGATGTATTCAGCGTAAGCGATGTTACCTTCAACATGTTCAGCTAAATATTCAGAATAAGCAATTGAGTTATCAACGTGCTCAGCGATGTATTCAGCGTAAGCGATGTTTTTGTCTAAGTTTTCAGCGATGTATTCAGAGTAAGCAATGTTTTTGTCTAAGTTTTCAGCGATGTACTCAGAGTAAGCAATGTTTTTGTCTAAGTTTTCAGCTAAATACTCAGAGTAAGAAATATTTTTATCTAAGTTTTCAGCGATATATTCAGAATAAGAAATGTTTCTATCTAAATTTTCAGCTAAGTACTCAGAATATTCAATGTTTTTATCTAAATTTTCAGCTACGTATTCAGTATAGTTGATTGCTTTTTCAAGATTCTCAGCTAAATAATCATTGTGTTTGATTAATTTGTCAGTAGTTGTTCTAAGATTTTTGTTTTCGTTTACTATTATTTGAACTTTCTCAGCTAAATAGTCAAGATATTTAACAACTTGAGAGTTTGTGCTGTTAAGTTCTTCATAGTATTCAAGTAGTTGTTCTAATTTCTTAGGATTCATGTTACCCTTAGAAATTGCAGATTTGACTTCTTTCTTAGTAGAAGCGATCTCGTTCACTAAATACTTAGAATAATCAGTCAACTGTTTTTTCGTAACAAAGTCGTTATTGTTCATGTTGAATAATTGATTTATTTTTGACTCATCGGACATTTCATATATCCTAAAGTTAGATTGTGGATTGTAACCTAAAGATTCATTTAATACCTTAACACTCATTTTAGCCGATGCGAAACCTGGGTCAGCAACGATGTCGTAAGTGAATAATTTTTTAAGTGAAACAGAGCCATCTGATTCAGTAATACCTGCCGCTCTTGAAGAAACGAAAACAGGACAACCATCATCGACTAAGGCTTTAGCTTCTTTACCCCAATAGGTACTAAGAAGTTGAATTTCACCAGATACTAAATTTTGTTCTTTGATATACTCGGCTTTTTTAATAACGTGAGAAGCTCTTGCCAAAGATGTGTCGAAAACATCTGGGTGGTCAAACTCACCGTAAACAGCACCTAAGCTGCTCATTCTTTCGTTTAACTCGTTTAGTGCTGGTAGAAATTTATCAGCTGTATAAATACGTTCATTACGGTTTTTAACACCAAATTCGGTGAATGTACCACCTAATACGTACTTATTTTTAGTTGATGAATTTTCTCTTATTAGCGAACTTGTTGAGTTTTCTACAATTAAGACAGGTTTCATTTAAAATAATTATTTTTTAAAGTTCAGAGTATATATAATCGTTAAAAATCCACCTTTTTTCATAGGTGGATTTTTTATAGAAAAGATAATTTCTTTTATATAAAAGGTTAATTTTTGTATAGGAGGAAGAGAATACTTTTTAATAAATACCTTAAAATTTTGTGGTTTTTTATGATCCTAACAAGAGAGATAAATATTAAAGTAACTGAGTCTAATTATCAATACTATGAAGACTTAGGTTATGATGTTGCAATAGGTGAGTTTCTTACTATACCAATTGAGTTAATATCTAAAGGTTCACATCATAAGATAACTTGTAAGTGTGACTCTTGTGGTATCGAGAAAGATGTTATTTATAAAAATTATATTAAATATGATAATAAGTGGGGTGATTATAGCTGCAGAAAATGTTCAGAAGTAAAAAGAAAAGAAACACTCCGTAAAAACTTTGGTGTTGATTATCCTATTCAAAATAAAAAAGTAATGAATAAGATGAAAAAGACTCTATTAAATAAATATGGAGTTGATAATATATCAAAGAAAACTAAACAAACTGATAATTCCTAATAAGAATTATGTATGATTCAATTTATAGAAGGAGAATTCTATACTGGACAGATAGAATTCTCAAACAATGGAAATGCATCCATTAATATTAACGGCAAAGAAATATTCATTCATAGAAAAAATACTTCAACCTCTTTACATTTAGATACTGTAAGAATTCAATTATTCAAAGGTGAAAGAAAAATAGAAGGTAAAGTAGTAGAAGTTTTAACAAGATTCAAAAAAGAATATGTTGGTCGTGTCCAAAAAGGAAAAAAATCCACATTCGTAGTTCCCGATAGTATTAAAATACCAGTTGATTTTTATATCAAAGGTGGTCTAATCGCTGAAGATGGTCAAAAAGTAATTGTTGAGTTAACAAAGTGGGAAGATACTAAATCACCACAAGGTAAAATCACAAAAGTATTAGGTAACTCTGGTGATAATAACACCGAAATGAATTCAATTATGTTTGAGTATGGTTTGCCTGTGGATTTTCCACAAGAAGTAATCAATGAGTCAGAGTTAATATCTGAAGTTATTTTTGACAAAGAAATTTCTAATAGACGTGATATAAGAGATATTACTACATTTACAATTGATCCAGTTGATGCTCGTGACTTTGATGATGCTTTATCTGTCAATATTCTATCAGAAAATAAATTTGAGATAGGTGTTCATATAGCCGATGTAGGTCATTATGTTAAACCAGGAACTAAGTTAGATGATGAGGCTTTTAAGAGAGCGACATCTGTTTATTTAGTAGACAGATGTGTTCCTATGTTACCTGAAAGATTGAGTAATGGTATATGTTCATTGAAACCAAATGAAGATAGATTAGCATTCTCTGTTATCTTCACAATTAATAATGAAGGTAAGATTTTAGATACGTGGTATGGTAAAACTGTAATTCACTCTGATAGAAGATACTCTTACGAAGAAGCTCAAGAGATAATTGAAGGAGTTGATGGTGATTATTCAACTGAAGTAAGACTACTTAATACATTAGCTCAGAAAATTCGTAAGAAAAGAATCACTGATGGATCTATTGAAATGGGTGGTATTGAAGTAAGGTTTAAGTTAGCTGAAGATAATAAAAAACCAATCGGAGTTTATTTCAAGTATCAAAAAGAATCAAATAAACTTATTGAAGAGTTTATGTTATTGGCAAATAAATCAGTAGCTAAACTTCTTTCTGATTCTCAGTGGTTTAATGTGTATAGAGTACATGATACTCCTAATATGGAAAAACTTCAACAATTAGTAAATGTTTGTAATAATTTTGGACATGATGTTAAGATTGAAGGTGAAGGTGATGAGTTAAAGAAATCTATTAATCAGTTATTAAAAGATATTAAAGGTTCTCCTGAAGAGAATATGATAGAAACATTAGTAACTCGTTGTATGTCTAAAGCGACATACACTATTAAGAACATTGGCCACTATGGTTTAGGATTTACTCACTATTCTCACTTTACTTCTCCGATAAGAAGATATCCGGATTTAATTACACATAGAATATTGTTTGATTTTCTCAACAAAGCTAAGCAAGGTAATCCCGGTAAAATTGAAGAACAATCAAAATGGTGTTCAACAAGAGAATTAGTAGCAGCAAAGGCTCAAAGAGATTCTATAAAGTATAAGCAAGCTGAGTACCTACAAGATAAGTTAGGTAGTGTGTTTGATGGATTGATATCCGGTGTAACTGAGTGGGGTATTTATGTTGAACTTATTGAAAGTAAATGTGAAGGTCTTATTAGATTTCAAGATATGGGTAAGATAAAGGTTGATGTCGAGCACTATACTGTTACTGATCAATTAGGTAATAAGATTAGATTGGGTGACCAAATCAAAGTTGTGGTAAAAGGTGTGGATTTAGAGAAAAAACAAGTCGATTTTAGTTTATTCTAATGAAAGTTGAATTTAATGTAGAGTTAAGTAGTAATAAAATAAGTGATTATGAAAACTTATTGTCAAGATTTTCAAATTGGAAAAAATACAAAAGAGAAATAAATCTAAGTCAGTTATTAGATTCGGGTAAGAAAATTGAATTTGAAGTTGATATTCCTAATTCACAAAGTGTTTTCTATGTGAATATATCAACTGATACTTGGACGACTATGGACGCGAGTGGTGCTTGTGCCGTCATAAATAAAATGACATTTATAATATTGGAAAATATTGTCATTGAGTTAAAACTTTCTTTAAATGTTTTAACGACAACATTTGGTAATATACTAAGAAACTTACTTGATAGCAATATAGATTTAAAACTTTATCAAAATACTCATATAGAAGGACAAGTGATTGATTTTTATTTTGAATTACCAAAACAAGCCGCATGAAATTTGTAAATGTTATAACTCAATCTACTCAATCTGAAATAGATGAAATACTTTATTCTATGTCTTTAGATGATGCTAAACAAATAGAAAAGATATACTCTATGTTTGATTTTGTGGAGTATACCTCAAAAAATGGATTTGAGTGTATGTTTTGTATTGTAGATGAAAATGATTTATTGGCGTTATCAAAAAGTTATAATAAGTTCGATATAAAACACGATTTTTTTGATTTAACCAAAAATGTCTTTTATGATAATAAGTTTCCAATAAACTTTAAGAATCAATATGGTCTCACTGTCAAATCAAAAGTTTCTAAACTTATTGAAAAATTTAAAATTGAATTTACTACATCTGATATTATTTTAGATAAAATATTAGAAAAGGGTATTGACAGTCTTACTGATTTTGATAAGTCAGTTTTGGAGTCTGTTTAGAACTCAAACTCTCCACCTCCACCTTCACCTCCTTCAGCTGGAGCTTCTCCACCACCCTCAGCCGGTGCTGCTTGAGCTTCTCCACCACCCTCAGCCGGTGCTGCTTGAGCTTCACCACCTTCCATCGGTACATCTCCACCACCTTCAGCTGGTGCTCCCTCAGCTCCTCCTGCAGCTGCTGCCGCTGCGGCTGCCGCAGTTGCATCTTTAGCCCAGTATTTTTGATTTTCAGCTTTTTCTTCTGGTGTTAACTTGAACACTCTATCCATAATCCATTCAATATGGAAGTAAGGTTTTTCACCATTCATTACACCAAGTAATGTACCAACTATTTCGGATTTTTTAGTTAAGTTGTTTAGTTTTTTCCACTCCTCAAATACTTGATTTGTATAAAATTCAATATCTATTTGATTTATTAGAATCTCATCATCTTTTAACTCCGGAAACTCAATCATTAATTGAAGTCTTATTGGTTTAACAACAATTTCCTTAAAGTTAGCTCTAAGTCTACTTATGAAATTATGAAATTTAATCTCATCTCTGGTCATTTCAGCAGCGTCTGTAATTAAATTACCACCACCACTATCACCTTCAAAACGAGTTAAAGGAATTTTAGATGCTCTTTTTAGTGCTTTATAGAACCAAGATAACATAGTCTCATCATTCAAGTCATGTCCTGTTGGTGATACTAGTTCCATATTAGGTGTACCGGCATCTCCCTCAGGAAACCAAATTTGTTTGTTATAAGGTAAGTGTTTTGCTCCATTTATAGTCAATGTACCTAAAGTATCATCCCATTCAACCTCTTCAGAATAATCATGAATTAATTGACCAATTTGTTCTTCAGCTCTTTGTCTTGATAGACCTTTAATCGGAATAGTAAATTTCTGATAAATTGTTGCGTTTATGATGTTAAACATAATTCTTGTTTGTTCAAGAATTTTTAATTGATTGTATGGTTTAATAAGACCTTCAACATAAGATGTTTCAGAATAATCGTTTTGTGTTGAGTATGAAATATAAATAATCTGTGAGTCTAAGAATATTCTTCTTAATTGAGGATCTTCTGGAAATTGAATCCATAAGTGACCAATTGCTGGTTCGTAAGCTGGAACTAATGTTTCTGGTCTTAATCTGTTAAATCCAATAACATTTTTCTTTTTATCATCATAGATAATCTCAATAGCTAAATATCCGTCAATAAGAAAGTCTCTCATCATTGACCAGGCTGTGATGTTATCCGAGAATCCAAACTTATTGTATATTCTCTCAAAGAATTCTTGATATTTATCTTTTATTTCTTGTGAATAATCGGTAGAAAGTGCTTTTGGTGCACAAAAATCTCTATCATCATTATAAACAATAGCTTCATCAGTTATTGTTGAAATAAAGTCTCTAATTTCATCTTTGATTGAGTATTCTCTAAGTATTCTTCTTTTATCAGCATAAGCTTTATCTAAGTAAGGAATAGACTTTCTATTAAGTACAGATGATACGGCTCTTTGTGAAAAGAAGTCATACATACTATTTCCTTTTGATGAATAAGGATCTTCATTGATACCAATACCTACTTGATTTCTGATGATCATATCATCATAATTCATTCCATAGTTTGATAGAGATCTAAGAATTCTACTGAATAAGCCTCTATTTTCAATGGCGGAATTCATAGTCATTCCACTTTGATTCATTCCATTTTCGTTATAGGTAGCCATTCTTTATAAGATATTAAATTTAATGTTATATATTAAATTTTTTTCCTCTCTTCAAATCAACGCCCGTATTTGATTTGACTGTTTCTAATCCTTTTTACGTGATTATAAAGAGCGTCATATTTGTCGTTTAACTCTTTGTTAATATCATACCACTCACTTATATTACTTAGCATTAATTCTTGATGTCTTTCTTCTTTACTAGATATTTTTGATTCCCAAATTGTTAAAAGTTTTTTTGGATCATATTTATTTTTTGGATGTTGAGAGAAAAAGAAACGAGGTAGTATTTCTAAACTGATTCTGTGTACTAATACTAACTGTATTGAGTTAAACTCCATAAGAGCATACTCAAACCCTAGTTTTTTCAACTCCTCATACATACCATTGTAGTCTACTTTAAGTGCTCTATCCTTTGTGAAATCTTCTTCGGTTATAAACTTGTCAAAAAGAGCAACTCTTAATTCCAAAGGTATAAAGTTAAAGTTCACACAAAAAAGAATAATTTTGTTAGAGAATTTTTTGTAAGAAGCTACAAATACCGGTGCCCACTTCATCCAGTTAGAGTCATCTTTGTAATGAAAAAAATAAAAACTACCGGGTTTTACGTTTTTTATTGGAATATTTTTTACCAAATCATCAGTTTGTTGGTATTTTTCATAAAGAAAAATGGAATTATTCTTAAAGTTATCTGGTATTCCATTTCCGTGTACTAATAAACTTAATCTAGTTCTTTCAGCTAACTCGCCCATAGTAAAGAGTTTTCTTTTATATATAAAAATAAAAGCTATGCTTAATTCTAAGCCTAATAACTCAAATTATAATCAAGGTAATTACATTCCTAAGTTTAAGGATAAGGTAATTAAATTAAACACACATGGTGGTGTTTACTTTAGAAGTTCTTGGGAAAAGAAGATAATGACTTGGTTAGATCACAATCAAAAGATTATAAAATGGGGTGCTGAGTGTATGAGAATACCTTATCAGATGACACATTTTGATAATGGTGACGCTAAAATAAAAGAACATTGTTATTATCCTGACTTTTACTATGAGATGAGATTGGATGATGGTACATTAAAACAAGTAGTGGTTGAAGTTAAACCAATGAAAGAATATAAAATGGTTCAGGACTTAAATGAAGGTCGTTTAACTGTTCCTGATAAGAGTCTTAAAAAGTTAAAAAACTTTGAGTATGACTTAAAAATGGCTTATAAGAATAAACAGAAGTGGGAAACTATGATTTCTTGGTGTAATAAAAAGGGATATGAATTTATTATTATTACAGAATTACATCTGAAGAAATTTAATGTGTGACAATTATAAAAATTGAACATATTATTATAATAATAGGAGTGAGTCTCGCTATCAATCTACTTAAATTTGGTAATATAAAGTTTAGAATCCATCTACCTACTATAAGAGTAAGAATTAAAATACTGTAGTATTTTAATTCGGAAAATAAAGATATTCCCAACCATAAATAAAATATTAGTTGTGTTAAAAAATATAAATAATCTATTTTAAGATTTTTTTCTCTTTCTAAAACTGGTTTATCCAATCTTTTATAATTGAAAAGATAATATAAATTAGATAAGATAAATAAAATTGGACAATATAGAATTATACTACTCAACATTTTTAATATCATTTAATGCAACTAAGTTATTGAATTCATATTCTTCTAACTTTATAGACTTTTTTTCACTTAGTATGTTGTATAAACTATCAGAAATTAAAGCTTCTGAAAACTCACCAACTGTTCTTATATAAGAATCTGGAACATCATTGGTTCTATTTTTATAAACTAAATTAGTAAATATTTTTAAATCATCTGTTTTTAGATGGAGTGAAGCTCCATCTGGTTGAATTTCATTTTTGGAAGATTCTTCCCAAATTTGTAAAAAGACTTTATTCATACATGTAATTTGATTATTTTATCATGAATTTAAACAAAGTTTAGTTTATTGTATAGAATAAAAAAAACACTATATGAAAATTAAACAAGAGTATATTTGGTTAGATGGGTCTGAACCCCAACAACTCAGAAGTAAAACTAAAATTGTTAATGAATCTATTGGATTAGATAACAATCCTGAACACTATTCGATGTGGTCTTTTGATGGTAGTTCTACATTACAAGCTAAATCTGGTAAAGGAGAAAATACAGATTGTCTATTGAAACCAGTTTTTGTTGTAAATGATCCTTTTAGAGGTTCTGCACATAAGCTTGTTCTTTGTGAAGTTTTAAATCCTGATGGTACGCCACATATAACTAATCACCGAAGAAAACTCGCTGAGACTGTTAAAGAACTTTCTTTAGATTCTCTTACTAAAAGTGAGGCTCCGTGGTTTGGTTGGGAACAAGAATATACACTTACTCATAAGCCTAATATGCCATTTGGTGAGGGTATTGGATTACCACTTGGATTTAGTTTAGATTCATCTAATAATCCAAGACCACAAGGTGATTATTATTGTGGTATTGGTGCTGATACTGTAATTGGTCGAGAAATCGTTGAAGAACACATGAATATGTGTATGGAAATTGGTTTAGATATTTCTGGAGTTAATGCTGAAGTTCTTCTTGGACAATGGGAATATCAAATTGGACCAGTGACTTCACTAAATGGTTCAGACCAATTGTGGATGTCTCGTTATATCTTACAAAGAGTTGCTGAGAAACACAGTGTTAATGTTTCTTTACATCCAAAACCACTTAAGGGTGATTGGAATGGCACAGGTTGTCACGTTAATTTCTCTTCAAGTGAAATGAGAAAAGAAGGTGGTATTGATATTATTATGGAGTCAATGTCTAAATTAGAGTCAAATCACATGGAACATATTGATGTTTATGGTTTACATAACGAACAAAGATTGACTGGAGCTCACGAGACATCAGGTATTCATGAGTTTAGTTATGGTTTTTCTACAAGAGATACTTCGATTAGAATTCCTGCTCAGGCTCAAGTAGATGGTTGTGGATATTTTGAGGATAGAAGACCAGCGTCTAACTGTGACCCTTATTTAGTTTCTGATAGAATGTTACAAACTATTTATAGTGAAGTCGAAACTGAGGCTTAATATAATTGTAAAAAAGAAACCCACTCAAATGAGTGGGTTTTTTAGTTTAAAGATGTTTTAATTTTTTAAGATTGATATTAGAGTGAGTGTAGTCCCATTCCGTCATTTGACCCTTCTATTGATATTAATTTAATAAGATGTTCGTTATCACCTTTTTTCTTATAAAGTTCGTTATATCCTTTTGCAATGCCTCTCTTAAAGACCTCTGTGAAGTAAGCAAATGCGTTGACTGATTTATCTTCGTTAAAATTGTACCAGTTTTGGAACATATCTAAAAGTCCTGATTGATAACAGTCTAACTTATCATCATTAGACCAGTATCTCATTTTTTTGATTGTTTTCTTTGCTAGAAGTTCTAGCATTTTCTCGGCGTTTCTTGTTAGTTTTCCTTGGGCTTTTGATACGATAATTTCTACGTAGAGATCTTTGTTATTTAAGTACATTCATTTTAGCTTATTTTTTCTAAGGATTTATCCTTTTTAGCTATTGATTTCATGTTATATATTTTTATTAACTAAAAGTTTTTTAAAATAAAAAATCCTCAAATTTCTTTGAGGATTTTAATCTTATTAATTTAATTAAAGTTTGATTCTTTCTTTGTATTGAAGTTCTTTAACACCGTTTAATTCAGCATCTAAGTGATTTCTTCTTTTTTCTAAGTTTTTAAGAGCTGTTGTTAAAACTACTGATTCACCAATCATTTGGATAGAACCTTTAACTTTTTCAATATTAAATTGAACGTCTTCAAGTTTTAAGCTAATTTCTCTTTCTTTGTCCTCAAGTTTTCTTTTAACTATAATTTCTTTTCCTAATTTATTTTCATAGAAATAAGTTAAGTCGTAGTTAAGTTCATTTCTAACTTCATTTACTAATTCAATAGCTGATTCGTATTTGAAGAATGAGTTACCATATCTTTCATCACATCTGTAAAGGTAAGTGCTGTTTTTGTAATTGAAAGCAAAACACTCTAAATAAGGATTTACTAAGTTACCAACTTTTTTAACAACATCTAACTCAACAAATTTATCCATATTTTTAGAAACTTCTTGTAGGACAGGATAGAAGTTTTTATTTACGATAGGGATAATTGGTGATGAGAATAAAGATTCAAGTGTTGTTTCTTCGTTCATCTCATCATCATTGATGTAAAGACCATCTTTCTTAGCAACTGAAAGACCTAATGTTAAATACTCAGAAATTCTAAAATTGATTCTATCTTCTGTGATAGTAGCATATTTCATAGCCGTTTCTAAAGTTCTCATAGATCTTAAATCTTCTTCATCTTTAACATGATTCTCAAGAAGAGTTTTTTCAATATTATTTTCTGTTAAAATAAACCAAGAATCTTTGATAAGTGCAATATGACCATCTTCCACTTGTTCAACAATTGTAAAAATAGACTCTCCTTTACCACCAGATAATAAGTTGCTTCTTTTTTCTGGAGATGAAGTCAAGTTGTGAACAAATAATTTAATTTCTGGAACCCAGTCATAAACTGCCAATTCGTTAAGAATTTTTGACATTCTATCTTGTTCAGAATCTAAACTAATTGTTTGTAACAATACATTGATTGGTTGTCTATAAAGTTCACCTTGGTTTTGTGAATTAAGAACATTATATAAACTCTTAAGTTCGTATAACAATTCATAACTTTTCATATCATCATTTAGACCTTCTAATAATGATTTGACTTTTTTGTCGTAAGTAAATACCTTCAGTCTCTCGTTAAGAGAATTGATAATTGTTTTTTCTGAGTGCTCATTACAAGCATTCATGTGTCCTTCTATGATTACAGCAATCTCTTCTTGGTCAAGTGTAAGATCCTTCTTGAAGTTAAACAATTCGAGTTTAAGATTCTTCATATTTTAAAATATTATTTTTTATTTTACTCTATATATTATGTATAAAAAGTGATTTTTTACCATTTTTTATTTTTACGCATTGGGGTCAATCGGTGGGTTACTTCCACCATCATTTCCTGAGCTAGCACTATATGGATTAGCCGGTCCAGTTCTAGATTGTTGTCTTGCCTTAAGTATGTTACTAAACCATCTTGTTCTTTTCGGAGCATAGATAAAGTAGTCTTGGTTTGGAGTTGGACCACCTCCATTAGGACCTGGATTGTCATCCGTTGGATTTGATGACCCCGGAAATCCACCAAAACTTGATGTTCCGCTAATTGAAGTTGCTCCAATTGGAATAGAAGAAGTGTCTGGTGGGAATGGCCATCCCCATTCAGTTGGAAAATCACTAGGATCCCATGGTCTTCCTGGATAGGTAAAGTATGGTGGTAGTGGACCTCTAGGATTAGTTCTTGGAGGTTGTACAAGATTTGTATAGGTACCACTATCCGGATAAGTATTAGGGTCTGTTGGTGGTTCGCCATATGTAACTGGATAACCATCAGGATTTACTCTATCTTTTCTGAAAGCTGGATAATAAGTTTGTACCTCAAAAGTAGCCTTTAGCTCAATGTTGTTATCAGATGTTAGATTTTTTTCTCTACTCATTTGAATCTGATTATTATCTGGCATTAGAATTACAGCATCAATATTCATAAAGTTGTACTCAAAGTACATAAATTTATAAAGCCATAGTGTGTCCATAATTGCTTGACTACATTTGAATGTGTCAATTTCTGAAGATAACTTTATAGTCAATTCATAATTTACAGTAATTGGAATGGCTCTTACCTTTGCTAAAACTTTTCTTATTTCTAATTCATTTTCAACAACCATTTTTAGCCAAACATTTGGATTCGCAAATTCGTCACCTCTAATGTTAAATCCGGTCATTGTTAAGTGACCTCTTGGTATAAGATCTGTATTGAGTTCAACAAATCTATTTTCGGATACTATATCATCTTGGAAAGTATCTAATAAGAATCTTTCATCACCGGTTAGAGAGTAGTAAATTGGAACTTGGACGTAGTAGTCGCCTTTGGAAAATCGGTTTACCCATTTTATTTGACCTTCGAGTGTATCAAGTACACATACTGTAAGATCTCTAAAGAAAACGTCCTCAAAATTAAAATGTTCACCTATCATAATTACTTTTATTTGTAAATTATATATAAAAACTTTTGTTTCTCGTTGTGTAAAACAAAACAGAATAAAAATCATAAACATGATATGTCAGTTAACAATTTACTTTTATGGGAAAAGTGGCGTCCTAAAAATTTAGACGACCTAATTTTACTTCCGAGAATACAAAATCATTTTAAAGATGGTGTGAACCAAAATTTTATATTTTACGGTCACTATGGTACGGGTAAAACATCATTAGCAAGAATACTTATTGGTAAGTACACAAAAGATAAACCTTTTTTAGAGCTTAACAGTTCTCTTTTTACTTCAATTGATGTTTTAAGAAATGAAATTGAGGACTTTTGTAAGTTTACACCTATGATGTCAACCGATTCTGATATAAAATATATTTTTCTTGATGAGTTTGAGAGAGTTTCATCTCAGTTTCAGGATGCTTTCAAGGCATTTATTGAAAAATACAATAAAAATGTAAGATTCATAATAACTACTAACCATATCAATAAAATATCCGAAGGTATAAAGTCGAGAATACCACAGATTAATTTTGATTGTCAAAATGTTGAAGAAGAAAAATATCTCAAACAGGAGATATACAAAAGAATTACTAATGTTATTCTTCCCCAAGAGAACACTACTATTCCTAAAGAAGATTTAATTTCAATTATTACAAAAAAGTTTCCAGACTTTAGAAGTATTATTGTTGAGGTACAAAATTATATATCTTCTGGAGGTAATCAATCAGAGACTGTTAATGTCTCTACACAAACAAAATCAAAGCTATATGAGTTTGTTACCTCATCTGATGTATCTTATGAGCAAACTTATCATTTTTTGATGTCTGGATTCGGACCAGATAAAATTGATGTTATGATACAACTATTAGGTAAACCATTTATCGAATGGTATATGTCTCAGAATAAACCTAATGTTGAGAAATTATTTAATTGTAATTATATTATTTCTGATTATGGTATTAAATTATCAGAGGTGTCAGATCCAATTGTACTTGGTATGACTATAATCGGTAAATTTAGAGACGTATTAAATTAACTTAGACGGTATATAATTTTATATATACTACAAATGGCTAATTTTAATTTCATAGATTTTTATATTGGATATCCAGGTCACCCAAGGTTTCGTGATCCCGAAGTCATCGAGGATGATATAGTTCGAGTTATCATACAAAAATATGAAATGATAGTCTTTACTAATAAAGGTGAGGTTTTTGGTGACCCTAACTTCGGTGCTGATTTAGTTAAACTTCTACATGAAACAAAGATATCTAATAGAGCCGTAGAGGCCGAAATCAGAGCACAAATAGCAGATTACATACCTGAAATTGAAGGTATAGAATTCAATGTTGAAGTAGAATTCTTTGACCATCCAGATAGACATCTTGAGTATATGATTATATACTTTACAATAGCTGGTTACCAAGTTTATGCTACTGTAACTTAATTAGATAGGACAACTTGTCGCTGTATAAATATATTTGTAGTTTCTCTTAATCTTTACACCTAAACTTTCAGCGGTAGTTACTATGTCTTCTAAACATTCTGAATCAGCACCACCAACTATTTCAACTTCTCTACCTTTTAATGATGTGAGAATTTCATAGAGTTTTTTTGGACAGTGAAACCAAGCGTGCTTATTATTAATAAATGTAATAATTGTACCCTCTTTTGTTGAAAAAATATCTCCTTTTTTTAAAGTTTTATCTTCTTCTTTTTTACTAATTTCTTCATATACGTTTTTGTCAAGAACTTTCTTGTAGAAATCGGCGTCAACGTCGTAATTGTATCGTTTTTCTATCAATTCTTTTTGGTTTGGAAAATGATAAAGATCTTTGTGTATAGGAATTTCTGGATCCTCTTCATATAAATAGTCTTTGTCAACTATCTTACCATCGACATGATTATCCCAGACTTGATATACACTATTAAAGTTTTTACAATGTTTCTTTAATTCATTGAGATACATCTCTGAGAAAAACTTCTTAAAGGATTTCTGAACATCAACTACTATTAAAGTATCTTCATTGTAACTCTCAAAGGTTCTTATAAATCTCATATACTATATATTAATAAAAAAACCCATCATTTCTGATGGGTTCATAAAATATCTAATTTGATTAAGCTGGAAGTTCTTCTTCGCCTTCTTCCTCTTCTTCTTGGCCTTGAGCTTGTCCCTGACCTTGAGCTTGTCCCTGACCTTGAGCTTGTCCCTGACCTTGAGCTTGTCCCTGACCTTGTCCCTGATCTTGAGCTTGTCCCTGACCTTGAGCTTGTCCCTGACCTTGTCCCTGATCTTGAGCTTGTCCCTGACCTTGAGGTTCTTCAAATTGGCCTTCTTGAGCTTGTCCTTGTGGTTGAGCTTGTCCTTGTGGTTGAGCTTGTCCTTGTGGTTGAGCTTGTCCTTGTGATTGAGCTTGTTCTTGACCTTCTTGACCTTCTTGTGCTTGTCCTTGTGGTTGAGCTTCAACTTGAACTTGTGGTTGAGTTTGTGCTTGACCTTCTGGTTGAGTTTGTGCTTGACCTTGTGGACCACCCATTATAGCGTTTCCTGGAATTTTATCAACATCCAGATTGTTCATGTTAATATATTTAATGATTTCTTCAGCGATATCAACATCACCAAAAAACTGACGTAAATTTTTACCAGTATCGTCTTTAACTTTTTTAACGTACGCATTAATCAACGACTGAGGAATATCAATCATTGTTTTAACTTTGTATATATCGTTCACCTGTAAAACAGACTCTCTAATTATATCTTCTCTGTTTTTCTTTAGACGATAATTTTCAAATGTTCTAATATGCTTCATTTTAATTTAGATATTTTTTATTAATTATATATTAAGTATTAAAACTCATTTTTTATCAATTTAATTGACAAGTACCAATCCTAAAATTAGACCTATAATAGCGACGCCTCCACCGACACCACCCCAAATCATTTTACCTTTTAGTCCTCTGATTTGCTTATCTTTTATTTCAATTGTCTCATCTTTTAATTTCATTTGCTCTACCCAAAAAGCTTCTTTTATAATATATTCGTTTACTCTCTTTTGTAGATTTTCAATTTCTTTGTCTTTTATTGCAAGATTCTCTTTAAGAGTTTTTATCTCAACTTTTTGTAAATCAATTACTTTTTGTTTGTCATTTACAGTTTTAATACATATTGAGTCATATTCTGATATTTGCTGAGCATATTTTTCTAAAAGTAATAGTAGGTCTGAATTATTGTCTAATTTCTGAGCTTGTTCAATGGTTAATACAATTACTTTTTGACCAAGTGAATCTACTTCATATCTTGGATATTCAATTGATTGTGCGGATAGTGTTAGTGTAAATACTAAGAATACTAATAAACTAATTAATTTTTTCATTTCTGAGTTTTATTTTTTATTGAATTTAACAAATCATCCCCAGTTCTGTTTGGTGGATTCTTTTTAAACTCTTCTATTTTTTGTTTTGTCTGTTCTAAATCTTTTTTCATTTTATCTAAATTGTTTTTAGAATTTGTGGCGTTTTGCTCAGCTATTTTAATTTCTGATTCTAGTTTCAACACTTTTTCTTGAAGAGCTTTATCCTTTTTCTGTAAATCTACAAACTCAATCTCTAAACCTTTAATCTTTTTGTCAGATTCTTTTTTCTTTTCTTCTAAGGCATTATATTCAGCCTCTATTTCTTTCAACCTTTGTTTTAAAGATGGATCACTACTAAAGAACCATTTGTATCCAAATAGTAAAGAAACTCCTAATAAAACTAGTATAATTATGGTTTTTATATCAAATTTCATAATATTTTTATTTTTTGATATATATAAAAATATTAT